GAAGAAGATGAAGAACTCGAAGAGAGTGATTTTGACGAAGAACTAGGCGGCGATGCTGCTGAAGAGTTTATCGACGACATCAGCGCAGACGAAGAAGGTCTTGCTCTCGAACATGAAGGCGAAGAAGAAGAGATGGAAGACCGTGTTGTTGATCTCGAAGACGCACTTGACGAACTCAAAGCAGAATTTGAGAAAATGATGGGTGGCGACGACGAAGACGACATGGAAATGGACATGGACATGGAGCCAGAAATGGATGACATGGAAATGGACATGGAACCTGAAGAAGACGAAGAAGCTGAAGAAGACGAAGAAGACGAAATGGACGAAACTATCGTTCGTGAGTACACAGAAAAAGTAGCTGCTCCGTCAAACACTTCAGAGAAGCACGTTTCTCCAGTAGCTGGCAAAAACGACATGGGCGGCAAAGCTGTTGACCCAACAGGTGAAGAAAAAGGCGCACCAGCACCAAAAGCAACAGTACAAACTGATGCAGCTGATACACGTGGCGCAACAATGAAAAAAGTATAAGATAGGAATCGTATATGAACTATCTTAGAGAAACCCTTACATTCGATCAAGCGAGAATCGTAACAGAGTCTGCCAACGAAGGCAAGGATCTCTATATGAAAGGCATTTGTATTCAGGGCGGGGTAAAAAACGCAAACCAGCGTGTTTACCCTGTTACTGAAATTTCCAATGCCGTTAAGCAGCTCAATGATCAAATTTCAGTTGGCAATAGTGTGCTAGGCGAAGTTGATCATCCAGATGATTTAAAAATTAATTTAGATCGTGTCAGTCACATGATAGAAAGCATGTGGATGGACGGCCCAAACGGCTTTGGAAAATTAAAGATATTACCTACTCCAATGGGTCAATTAGTTAAGACCATGTTGGAAAGTGGAGTTAAACTGGGCGTAAGCAGTAGAGGCAGTGGCGAAGTCAATGAATCTACAGGAAACGTTGCAGGTTTCGAAATTGTCACAGTAGATGTTGTGGCACAACCAAGTGCTCCAAACGCATATCCTAAAGCTATCTATGAAGGATTGCTTAATATGCGCAATGGGCACGCTGTACTTGAAATGGCCAAAGAAGCAAGTGGCAATGCTAAAGTACAAAAATACTTGAAAGACGAAGTAATGCGTCTTATCAAGGATCTTAAGATCTAGGAGACCAAAATGCTAGATGCTATCAAACCATTATTAGATAGTGACCTGATCAACGAAGAAACCCGTACTCAAATTGAAGAGGCATGGGGTTCAAAGTTAACAGAAGCAAAAGAACAGGTCAGAGCAGAACTCCGTGAGGAATTTGCTCAACGCTATGAGCATGACAAGTCCGTTATGGTTGAAGCTTTAGATCGTATGGTTACAGAAAACTTAACAGCTGAACTAGCTGAATTTGCAGAAGAGAAGAAACAACTTTCAGAAGACCGTGCAAAATTTGTCGGTAAAATGCAGAGTGTTACAGAAACTTTTGACAAGTTCTTGGTTACACAGTTAGCAGAAGAGATCAATGAACTCAATGCTGACAGACAAGCTCAAAACGAGCATGTTGCTAAACTAGAGCAGTTTATCACACATCAATTAGCAGAAGAAATTTCAGATTTCCAACAGGATCGTCAAGATGTTGTTGAAACTAAAGTTCGACTAGTTAAAGAAGCACGTGAGCAGTTTAAGACACTCAAGCATAACTTTGTAGAAACATCTGCTAAGTTAGTTAAGGAATCAGTATCCAAACATTTAAATGCTGAAATCACTCAATTGCGTGAAGACATTCAAACAGCCGGAGAAAATAACTTTGGCCGTAGAATTTTTGAAGCAGTTGCAGCGGAATTTAGTGCAAGTCATCTCAATGAAAATCAAGAAATCAAAGATCTCAAGAAGATCATTGAGTCAAAAGAAAATGCATTAGCAGAAGCACAAGTTGCTATTGCAGAAAAAAATCAATTAGTTGAGAGTAAAACAAAAGAAATTTCTATGATCACTGAGTCAACAAAACGCTCAGAGGTTATGAACAGTCTTTTAAAACCACTTAACAAAGACAAAAGCGCAGTAATGCGCGACCTTCTAGAAAGCGTTCAGACCAGCAAACTACAAGCTGCATACGATCGTTATCTTCCAGTAGTATTAGACGGCAAAGCCGCACCACGAGCTGAAAAGCAGATGGTTGCAGAAAGTCGTGTAGCTGTTACTGGTGACAAAGAAGTAAAACACCAAGTTACGGACGCACACGACGATAATGTTGTTGAACTTCGTAAATTGGCAGGCTTAAAATAAACGTACTAGAGGAGACAATAAAATGTCAGACGTACTATTAGAAGGCCGTTGGGGCGCAACAAAAGAAGCTCTTCTAGAAGGTCTAGAAGGCAACCGCCGCAGCGCAATGAGTGTTGTTCTTGAGAACACACGCAGTTATCTATCTGAAGCAGCAACATCCGGTGCTACAACTTCAGGTAACATGGCAACACTAAACAGAGTAATTTTACCTGTTATCCGTCGTGTTATGCCAACAGTTATCGCCAACGAAATCGTTGGTGTTCAACCAATGCAAGGCCCAGTTAGCCAAATTCACACACTACGTGTTCGTTATGCAGACAGTGTAAACTCCACAGCGAGTTCACCTTTCGACACAGACACAACAGCTGGTGATGAAGCACTTAGCCCATTCAAAATTGCTACAGCATATTCCGGTAGTGCATCTACTGGTAAAGCTGACGTAACATCTGCTAAAGAAGGCACTGGCGGAAACAATATTTCCATCCAAATCCTAAAGCAGCCTGTTGAAGCAAAAACACGTAAGCTACAAGCTCGTTGGACATTTGAAGCCGCTCAAGACGCACAGTCAATGCACGGTATCGATGTTGAAGCAGAAATCATGGCCGCTTTGGCACAAGAGATTACTGCTGAAATCGACCAAGAAGTTCTTGGTTCACTTCGTTCACTCGCAGCAACAGAAGAAGCATACAACCAGGCAGCAGTGTCCGGTACAGCAACTTATGTTGGTGATGAGCATGCAGCTCTTGCAGTTCTAATCAACCGTACAGCAAACAAAATTGCACAGCGCACACGTCGTGGTGCTGGTAACTGGGCAGTTGTTTCACCTGAAGCTCTTACAGTTCTTCAGAGTGCTTCAACAAGCGCATTTGCACGTACAACTGAAGGTACTTTTGAAGCACCAACAAACACTAAGTTCGTTGGTACACTCAATGGTGCAATGAAGGTTTATGTTGATTCATATGCAGCAGACTTAACACCAGTACTAGTTGGTTACAAAGGCCAAAGTGAAACAGATGCAGCGGCATTCTATTGCCCATACATCCCACTAATGAGCTCAGGTACAGTAATGGATCCATCTACATTCGAACCAGTTGTCAGCTTTATGACAAGATATGGATATGTCGAATTGTCCAACACTGCCTCAAGTTTAGGCAACGCTGGCGATTATTTGGGCGAAATTACCATGGCAGGCATTAGCTTTAGCTAATAACTATCAAGTAGTTAAACTAAACGAGATTGGGGAAGTAGAAATACTTCCCCTTTTTCTTGACTTCGTTTATATTGCTAAGTTCAACTTAAATGATAAATAAAAGTGTAGTTCACGAAGGGACAACTTCCAACTACTCTAATACTAAAAGGGAGTATCAGCAATGTATTTAAACAACAAATATACCAACACATATAATAGCATCGTTAATAGAGCAAGTCAACGCATATTAGATGGCTACACAGAAACACATCACATCATACCACGAAGTTTGGGCGGTGAAGATACGCCAGATAACCTAGTAGTGCTTACACCCAGGGAACATTTCCTGTGCCATTGGTTACTCACAAAAATGGTTAAAGGTAAACGCAAACAATGGAGTATGATAAACGCACTTGGATTTATGATGTGGGCAGAGAACGATAATCAGGAACGATACAAAGTAAACGCCAGACTATACGAACAACTAAAACAAAAACATAGCGATATGAAAAGCTGGGCAATGACAGGCGAGCGCAATGGTATGTATGGAAAAAAGCATTCAGAGGAAACTATAGATAGAATGAAAGAATATCAACAAAATAGACCACCTATGTCAGAGGAAGCAAGAGAAAAGATACGCCAAAGTAGACTAGGAAAAACCTGGACAGATGAGCAAAAGAAAATAATGGGAGAACGTAGGTCAGGTCAACCTGCATGGAATAAAGGAGTTGGGCATTCAGAAGAAACACGGCGTAAAATCTCAGAAGCAATGAGTGGTAAGAAACAAGACCCAGAGGCAGTTGCCAGGCGAGCTGCTAGTCAAAGGGGAAAGAAAAGACCTACCAAAGAATGTCCACATTGTGGTAAAACAAGTGCAGTGAATACCTACGCCAGATGGCACGGAGACAACTGCAAACACCGATAAATACAATATCAGCAAAGACTGATTTATGGGGCACCACCTCGTAGACCTAGAACGTCTTAAACTCACAAAGGAGAAAACAAATGGGTAGACCACTAAGAACAGCAGAAACCGTAGACGGTACTGCAAAATCGGGCGTCATTGGCGCACAATCAGCAGCAGGCGAGCAGATCCAGATGATTGGTTTTGTAACAGGCGGCAGTGCAAACAACAGTAGTGTTGTTGTACAAAAAGGCACACGTCGTTTTCGTCTAACAACTTCAGACGGCACAGAAACACTTACACTAGTAGCTAAAGCAAGTGGTTCACTTGCAGCTGGTGAATGCCAGTTAACAGCAACAGACAGTGCAGCAGGTACTTACTTCGTAAGTCGCGTTGGTCCTAACTGGATTGAAATTGGTGCATTAGGCACAGGTTCACAGGTTGCTGTCGGCAATCGTGTACAGTGGGTTGATGATCAAACATCAGCAGTTGCAATCAACACAGGCACATATGCTATCGGCGATGTAAATCAGCCAGGTAGATTCCAGATTGTAACAGCATAATTTATTGTTGACACAACAATTAAACCACAGTATAATAATTACTGTGGTTTTTTTGTGAGTATCATGTCAGAATTTGCATTTATATTAGGTAACGGTGAAACACGTCTGTGCTTTAATCCTCGAGACTTACAGTCTCGGGGTCCAGTGTATGCTTGTAATCGTGTTTATCAGGAATTTACTCCAGATGTCTTGGTGAGTACTGACACTGGCATGGCTCGTGAAATACAAGAAAGTGGGTATAGTCAGAAAAACGTTCATTATACTCGTGAGAGTAATATTATTCCTGGCAGTGGTGCCAGAGCGTTAAATCCAGAGTATACTGGGTTTAGCAGTGGACCCAATGGGTTGGCGCTGGCTGCTGATCATGGATTCCCTTATTTGTTTTTAATTGGGTTTGATTTAGTAAGTCAAGATCAATATGTTAACAATATATATGCAGATACTCCACATTATGTTAACAGTTCAGCATTAAAAATGAATCCAGAAAACTGGATTAAACAAATATCTGAGATTATACAAAAGTATAAAAATCAACGGGTCATTCATGTTAATCCACTATCAGGATTTACCCCTGCAAGTTGGCTAACATTGCCTAATTTTCAAGTAATGGATATCGCTGGTTTTAGATTTATGCTAAATATATAAAACACAGTTTAATGGATTAACTTATGAGCAAAACACAACGAGTAACTGGAAGTCTAACAGTAGATCCAACTGGCGATTTCATTGTTTTATCAGATACACAAATTACTGGCAACTTAACTGTTAACGGTACACAAACTTCAATTAGTACCACTAATAGTACTATAAAAGATCGTCAGATTGTGCTCAATGAGGGCGAAGCAGGGGCTGGTGTTACTGGTCAATACGCTGGTATTGAAGTTGAGCGTGGATCAGTGGCCAACAGTTGGTTTGTGTTTGATGAAAATGATGATAGATGGAAAATTAGCTATGATGGTGGTTCTACGTTCGTCACTGTTAGTACAACAGCTGGTGGCAGTGGGCTTGAAAACGTTGTAGAAGATACAACACCGCAACTTGGTGGTGATTTAGATGTTAACGGTTTTAATATTGTTAGCACAGTTAGTAACGAAAACATTGAAATTATACCCAACGGAACTGGAACACTCAGTGTACAAGCTGCTATTAAGTTAACAGACCAATCAGCACCAAGTGCAGTAAACAACGCAACATTGTTGTATGCTGCAACAACAACAGGTGGCGGAACAGGTGTGCATTTTGTAGATGGTAGCACAACTGGCGAACTAGTTAGTAAAACAAAAGCCATCGTATTTGGATTAATTTTTTAAAGGAATAAACTATGGCTTTAGCACAAGCAACTTTAACCACAGGTTATGTAACACAATATACAAGCAGCGGCGAAAGTGTAGTAACAACTATTCATATCTGTAATGCAAGTGGTGGCGCAGTGAGTGTAGACATTTGTATTGTACCAAATGGAGGTAGCGCAAGTGACAGTACTATTGCGTATAAAACTCTAAGTATTGCTGCAACCGATAGTTATATTATTGATACAGAAAAGTTTGTATTAAGCAATGGAGATTTTATTGCAGCAAAAGACGATACTGGTAGTGTAACAGTTATGACAATTAGTTATGTGAGCATCTAATGGGAAGATTAGTTAAAAATCCAAAATCAACACAATCCGGTGCAAAATCAATTGGCGTTCCAGTAGGGTCTACTGCAGATCGTAGTGCTAGTCCAATTGCAGGTGATTTGAGATTCAATACAGACACAGTTAAACTAGAAGTTTTCAATGGCTCGGAGTTTAAATCAGTTGCTAAAGAAGGTAACTCAAGCATTACACAGGACAGTTTTACTGGTGATGGCTCAACACTGGCATTTACAATAAGTACAAGTGTTACTAGTAATCAAACTCAGCGTATTATTGTTGCTGTTGGAAATGTGTATCAGAATCCAGCAAGTGCTTATACACTAAGTGGTACAACCATCACATTTACAAGTCCTCCAGGCAACGCAGAAACTATTACTGTTATTCACGGACTAGATTCCAACGCTCCAGCCTAAAGCATAAATATACTTAACACCACCCTGTCACCTCGGATGTTAGTAGGTGATCGCAAGATAGCGGAGTTATGAGTTTATGGCTATAAGTCGTATTGGGGGCAAGGCCCTTAGAGCAAAT